CTCCTGGAATGATTGAAGAAAAAGTAGTAGAAAATTTAGTTAAAGAATATTTTATGAAGATAATTGGTGGGATATTAATTTTAAGATTTTTGTTAATAAAACTTTAAAAAAGGATGAGAAAAATGAAAACTGATTTAGAAAGACTCCATGATGCAGCTTTAAAAGAAAATCACGGTCCTAGAGAAGGTAAAACTTTTTATGATTGTCATTTAGTTGCTGGAGCTTTAGAATTAGAAAATGAAGAGGTTATAATCTGGCTCCCATCTTTACGCAGCGCGAAGCACATAAAACCAATGCTTAAAAAAGTATTACAAGATCATGATATTTCTATAGCAAGCAAACCAAATAGAAATTGTTGGATATTAGATAATAATTCGAGAATCATTTTTGCTTGGGGAAATATTAATGGTTACTCTCATAATTCGGCAGTAGTGACTTTTTGGTAGGAGGAATCTATGATCACTTCCAATAAACGATATAATATAATTACAAGATGCATGAAAGTATTATTTATGATCATAAATGAAAGTGGTTTAAATAGAAATTTGATTGCCGGCCGGTTGGGAGTGAGCTCTAAAACGGTTAGTAGATACATTAATATCTTAAGAGCAGCAGGGTTTGAAATAGTTTATAATTTCAAAAAGAAAGAATATGAAGTAATTAATTATCAAATGGTGGAGGGGTTGGGTGGAAATGCTAAATGAATCTAAATTAATTTGTGAATACCAGGGTATCAAAAGACATATTCAAGTGCCAGTATTATGTCCGAGATGCAACAGAAGAACTTTCATTTTAGACAATCGAAAAGAAAAAGGTAAGTGTATAAGGTGTGGTAAAGAAATGACTGCTGATGAATTACTAGAAGTTGCAAAGGCTGATTACTTAGAAAAACACAGTGCTACTGACTATCAAATTAGAAATAACAGAGGTGACTGCGGCAATGCCTAATAAAGAGAAAGAAATCATAGAAGAGTTGTTGAATAATTACAGAAGGATAAAAGCAAAAGTTGCAACAGAAGCAATAAAAGATGCTCCTGAATATGCACTGCAGGCTATTAATTATAGTAAAGTAGGATCTGGCGAAACTAATAATACATATTCTGATGTTGAAGAGTTTGTTGCCAGGAAGTCTGAACAGGACAGTAAATATAAGAATCTAGTCAAAGCAAGAAATATCATCTATCACGCTTATATTAATTTGCCTACTGAGATGAGAAGAATAGTTGAGTATCTATATTTTAATGACTTGTCAGCAAAGAAAACTGCAGATCGAGTTGGTTGCTCTAAAAGCACAATAGATAATAGAAAATCAGAAATATTTGCAGAATTAAAAGTTCACGGCCTTATGTCCGCCTGGGAGTTTTGGATTAAAAGTCGAGAATTATTGAGTTAATTTTAATAAAAACATTAGTTTGGTAAGATTTTGGTATGATTTTGTGCTGTTTTTGAGTGGATTTTCTATATAGAAAGAATATAATGATAGTATGAAGTAATTGTGAGTTTTTCCATTATTACTTATTTATTTCCTATTTGGTTTTTTACCGGCTTAATTCCACTATTTAGGCCGGGTTTTTTCATACTACCTCTATTATAATATGAGTGGCTCGGGCTCTATGTCCGGGCCATTACTCGTTTATAGAGCTATGAATCAGCCATACTGCAGCACGAACTACCAGCCGCAGCTACTGGATAACAGAGGAGAAAGGTGTCAGCTCAGCACTCCCGCTGGCTCCACAGACCCATAGAATACGCGGGTCCCTCTGAGAATCTAAAGCCTTGCGGTGACGCTGAATCCCAAAAACTGGCTAGATTTCGGTGAAAAAAGTTCGATTTCATACAGTCGATAACTTTTTATATTTTTTAAAATTGAATATTAATCTTTTATAATGACTGTCATGACAGCGCTCGTGGCAGTTTTATTTTTACCATTTTAAAAACATTTGTTTACAGTATTTTACTGAACTTACGGTGATTTTAATTTCAGTGAAAAGGAGGGTCCTATGAAATTCGCAGTTTCAGCCGAAGAGCTCGCAGAATTTATAGATATTTCCGAGCGCAGAGTTTACCAGTTGGTCGATGCAGAAATTATAGATAGAGTTACAGAAGGAAAATATGATCTTAAGGAATGCGCTAAAAAATATTATGAGTTTAAATTTGGAAGCGGTAATAGAGATTTGAATGAAGTAAAAGCTGAGCATGAAGAAATCAAAAAACGGATTAGTGAAATTAAACTTGCTAAGCAGCAAAATAAAGTTCATGAAGCTTCAGATGTAGAATTTGCAATGACCAATATATTGACTACCTTTAGAAATAGAATTTTAGCGATACCTCCAAAATTATCTCCTCAAATAACAGGAATGAAAAACACAAATAAAATTAGTGATCTAATGAACTCTGAATTAAAAGAAGCTCTTGAAGAATTGTCAGGGTATGATCCATCTTTATTTGTTGATGATGAAGATCTATACGAAGGTGATGCAGTTGAAGTCGAAAACGAAAAAGTTATTCAGGAAGGTTCTCAAGACAGTAGCACCTCCACCGGATCTAAAAATAAGTGACTGGGCTGATCAATATAGAAAATTACCTCGCGAAACATCAGCTGAGCCTGGACAATGGAGAACAAACCGAGCACCTTATCAACGAAAAATAATGGATTCTATCAATGATCCAGAAGTTGAAAAAGTTGTTGTAATGAGCAGTTCTCAGGTTGGAAAGTCTGAAATAGTTATTAATGTTATGGGCTATTATATTGATATTGATCCGTGTCCAATGTTATTAGTGCAGCCAACTGTAGATGATGCACAGGATTTTTCAAAAAGAAGGATAGCTCCATCAATTAAAGCTACAGATTCATTAAGAGAAAAAGTTTCGGAAAGTAAAAGCAAAGATAGCAGCAATACTATTTTGATGAAATCTTTCCCTGGTGGTTTTTTAGCTCTTGCTGGTTCTAACTCTCCTTCTGGTTTGGCAAGTAGACCAGTAAGAATTTTATTGTGCGATGAAATTGATAGGTATCCATCTTCTGCAGGAAGTGAAGGAGATCCGTTAAAAATTGCAGAAAGAAGAACAACTACTTTTTGGAATAAGAAAAAAGTTTACGTTTCCACACCGACAATTAAAGATGCGTCCAGAATTGAAGATGAATATAAAGCTGGAACTCAGGAAAAGTGGAAACTTAAATGTCCTCATTGTGGAGATTATCAATATATACATCTTCAAAATGTTAAATTTGAATATGAAAAAGATAAAAAAGGCAATTATAAAGTCTGGGATCTAAAATATGAGTGTACTGAATGTCATAATAAATTTGATGAACACACCTGGAAGAATCAACCGGGTAAATGGATAGCAGAAAATGATGATGTAATTAAGACAAGAAGTTTCCACCTTAATGCTTTTGTAAGTCCCTGGACTCCCTGGGAAGAAATTATGGAAGAATGGCTGACTGTGAAAAAGGATCCGGAGCAGTATAAAGTATTTAAAAACACAATGCTCGGTTTGCCCTGGGAGGAAAAAGGAGAAATTGAAGATGAAGAGTTTCTCTTAAAACGCAGGGAAGAATATGAAGCAGATGTGCCGGATGGAGTTCTACTTTTAACCGCTGGTGTCGATGTTCAGGATGACAGACTAGAATATGAGATAGCAGGTTGGGGAAAAGGGCAGGAGTCCTGGGGTATTGAGTACGGTATGATAATGGGTGCTCCTGATATGCCTTCAACCTGGCAGATGCTTTCTGATAAACTAGACCAAACTTTTAGGACAGAGTCAGGCAAAGGGATGAAAGTTGCCTGTACCTGTGTTGACTCTGGAGGTCATTTCACTTCAGATGTTTATAAATTTTGCAAAAAGAACGAACATAGAAGAATATTCGCTATTAAAGGCCGGGGTGGCCCGGGTATTCCTCTGATAGATAAGATTTACCGCAGTAAAAAAGAAAACGCTGCGGTTTTTATTTTGGGTGTTGATTCTGGTAAATCAACTATCATGTCAAGACTCAAGATAAAAGAAAGAGGTGACGGATATTGTCACTTCCCTGCTAATAAAGAAAGAAATTATGATCGCAGTTATTTTCAAGGTCTTATATCTGAGAAACTGGTCCGGAGAAAAAGGAGTGGCCAGTACAGAATGGTCTGGGAAAAAATCAGCCCTAATCAGAGAAATGAGCCTTTAGATTTAAGAAATTATGCTTTAGCTGCACTTAATATACTTAATCCTAGCTTTGACGCACTTGAAAAAAGGTTAAAACAAAAAGGAAATGGCAGTGTTAGTACAAGCAATTCTAAATCTAGAAGAAAAAAGAAGCGCCGCGGTGTGGTTAATAAGGGTGTTTCAGTATAAGGAAGGTGGTTTGAATGGCTTCAAAAGACAGGTTAGAAAAAACAAAACAAAGATTAGACGCTTATTATGAAGCTGAATTAGCTGTTCTTGCCGGTCAGGAGTACAAAATTGGTACTAGAAGTTTAACCAGAGCTGATTTAGAAGAAATTAGAGCAGCAATTGAAAACCTAGAAAAGAAAGTTGATCAGTTAACTGCCGCAGTAGATGGAAAAGGCAGAAGAAAAGCTTATAGAATTACTGCCAGGGACTTATAAAGGGTGGTCTTATGAATATAATTGATAAAACATTAAGATATTTCAGTCCTCAGACTGCACTAAAAAGAGAATATGCAAGAGAAAGACTTAATGCATGGGAAAAATTTAAAAACTCTGGGTACAGCGAAAGTGGAGCCAGCCATCAGAAAAAATCAATGAAAGGTTGGAATTCATTAAGTCGCAGCCCTAACGAAGATATTAATGACAATCTCGATACATTGAGACAGCGTTCAAGGTCACTATTTATGGGGTCGCCTTTAGCAGCTTCTGCTATCAAAACTAATAGGACCAATGTTGTAGGTGCCGGTTTAAAACTAAAATCAAAAGTAGATGCTGAAACTTTAGGAATAAGTGAAGAGCAAGCTGATCAGTGGGAAAGAAAAGTCGAAAAAGAATTTAGTTTGTGGGCTGAGTCAGTTTGGGCTGATAATTTAAGACTTAATAATTTTTATGAGCTGCAGGGGTTGGCCCTGATGTCTTGGCTAATGAATGGAGATGTTTTTCCGCTAATTAAAAGAGATGAACCAAAAAGTTGGATGCCTTACACTTTAAGACTGCACCTTTTAGAAGGTGACAGAATAGGGACTCCTAATGTAGGTAGTAATTTCAGTTATTCAAGTTTCTATAGTGCTCAGTATAATACTTCTGGTAAAAATAGTGAAAACGAAAACCCTATCTATAATGGTGTTGAAGTTGATAAAGAAAGCGGAGCTGTGGTCGCTTACTGGGTAGCAAATAAACATCCAAAAAAGAAAATGGATGGCTACGTTACAAAATGGAAAAGAGTTAAAGCTTTTGGAGACAAAACTGGGGAACCTAATATTTTACATTTAATGGAGCCTGAAAGATGCGAACAATATCGCGGTGTACCTTATCTTGCTCCAGTTATTGAATCTTTAAAACAAATAACTAGATATACAAAAGCCGAACTGACTGCAGCGGTTGTGCAGTCATTTTTTACTGCGTTTATAAAGCAGGATGGGCCGGCCAATGAAATACCTTTTGGAGAAACTTTCATGGGTGAAGAACAGGTTGATGAAGAAGATCCTAACTCTTATGAAATGGGAGCTGGAACAATTAATGTTTTAGGTGAAGGTGAAAGTGTTGAATTTGGAGATCCGACTAGACCAGGAAATAATTTTGAGCCATTCATAAATGCTATGGCCAAACAAATTGGTGCAGCTCTAGAAATACCTTACGAATTACTCAATAAAGCATTCTTATCTTCATATTCAGCAAGTAGAGCTGCGTTGCTAGAAGCTTGGAAAGCATTTAAAATGCGGAGAACCTGGTTTGCTAATGACTTTTGTCAGCCAGTGTATGAATTATGGTTAACAGAAGCGGTGGCCCGGGGCAGAATTAAAGCACCTGGTTACTTCAATGATCCGGCCATTAAAAGAGCCTGGGCTTCTGCAGAATGGATAGGACCAGCTCCAGGACAGGTTGATCCAGTGAAAGAAGTCACTGCTGCAATTATGAGAATAGAAAATGGTTTATCAACTAGAGAAAGAGAAACCACCGAGCTCAATGGAAGCAATTGGGACGATAATATAAAACAGCTACTGAAGGAAAACAAAAAGATCAGAGAAGCCTATGATGGGCTTGGGGAGGATGATCAAAATGCTGTTCAAAATCTAGTTAAGACTCTATATAACAAAGAGATTGAAAAGGGGGCGACAAAAATTGACTAAGTTTTGGTCTTTTAAAAATATTGAAAATGAAGATTCAGAAAGTCTTGAATTGAGAATCGAAGGCGAGATATTAGATAGTGAAAATTCTTGGTTATATGACTGGCTTGGCATACCTTATGCTAGCAAGAACCAACTTAAGGACACTTTAATAAAAAACAAAGAAAAAGACATAACAGTTTGGATTGACAGTCCTGGAGGTTCAGTTTTTGCGGCTGCTGGTATATACACTCTACTTAAAGAGCATAAAGGAAAAGTCACTGTAAAAATAGACAGTAAAGCAATTTCAGCAGCAAGTATGATTGCAATGGCAGCGGATGAAAGGTATATTTCACCGGTTGGCCAGATCATGATTCATAATCCTATTCCGGCAAATGGAGTTTTTGGTGACGCTGAGGAACTAAGAAAAGTTGCTGATGTGTTAGACGAAATTAAAGAAGCGATTGTTAATGCTTATATAGCTGGTACTGGTCGACCAAAAGATGAAATCTGGGAAATGATGAATCAAGAAACCTGGATGAGTGCAAATACGGCTGTAAAAGAAAAATTTGCTGATAAAGTTCTCTATCAGGATGAAGATGAAGAATTTAACGTCAAAAATATTAAGGATTATGAATTTAAAAGGCTGCAAATAGTTAACAGTATGGAAACATCTATTAAAGAGATGATTTCTATAAAATCAAATGAACAGGCTGTAGAAAACAAAAATAAGGAAGATAATTCTCAAAAGGAAGGTGATCAGGACGTGGAAATTAAAAACCTTGAAGATTTAATTAATGCTTACCCGGATTTAGTGAAGAAAGCTGAAAACAAAGCAGTTGAGTCAGAAAGAGAAAGAATTAAAAATATTGATGAGATTGCAGACAATATTGATCAAGACCTGGTTAATAAAGCTAAGTTCGATGAACCAATGGATGCAAAAGATTTAGCTTTTGAAGCAATGAAATCTGATAAGAAAAAAGCTGGTCAGTATCTTAACAATGTTAGAGAAGATACTGAAGAGTCAGGGGTAGAAGATGTAGAAGCTAACAATTCAACTGAAGAAGATTCTGGCCCTAAAAATGTGGATGATAAAGCTAAAAGTATAGTCGCTAAATTTGACGCTAAAAGGAGAGGAGTGAAGATTGATGGCTAATTATGAAGTTGTTGCTAACAATGAACCTGATAATTTA